AAACTTAGGCACTGGAGAATTCCTTCAATTTGCAGATGCATTTATCGTACTTGAGGCCGGTGACTACATTACGATTGAGCCATCCAATACATCAGGTGGTGCATCCCCAGTAATTGATGCGTTCTGTACCGTCGAAGAGTTCTTTAATCCTGTGGGAGGATAACTGGCATGCCCTTAAAGAAAGGAACCTCTCAAAAGACGATCTCTAAAAATATAAAAACAGAGATGAAAGCAGGCAAACCACAGGATCAAGCTGTTGCTATTGCCCTGTCTAAAGCAGGTAAATCCCAGAAGAAAGCAAAAGGTGGCTTAATGGAAGGCGGCAAAGCAAAGTCAGGTTCTATGAACGCAGTGAATATGGCAAAGGGTGGTACAAGTCGTGTCAATGAAGCCGGTAACTACACAAAGCCTACCATGCGTAAAAACCTATTCAACAAAATCAAATCAGCCGGAAAGGGCGGAAAGCCCGGACAGTGGTCGGCTAGAAAGGCACAAATGCTCGCCAAGCAATACAAAGCAAAGGGCGGTGGCTACAGAGACTAACGATGAAAAAACCTCAGAAGTCCCTCAAAAATTGGACCAAGCAAAAGTGGCGGACCAAATCAGGGAAGCCATCGACGCAAGGGCCGAAAGCTACCGGAGAGCGTTACCTCCCCGAGAAGGCTATCAAGAGTCTTTCGGACAAAGAGTATGCCGCTACTACCAAGGCCAAGCGGAAGGCAACTAAGGCAGGCAAGCAAGTTGCAAAGCAACCCAAGAAGATTGCCAAGAAGACAGCAAGGTACAGATAGATGGCCACTACAAAAGATGCAGAAAGACTTCCATCAGGGCGGATTAAATACCGTGGAGAGACTTTTGCAGGGTACAACAAGCCGAAGCGTACTCCTGATGGACCTAAAAAGTTTGCAGTCCTTGCGAAGAAAGACGATCAAATAAAGCTTGTACGCTTTGGTGATCCGAATATGGAAATTAAAAAAGATAACCCCGAACGGCGTAAGTCATTCCGTGCCCGTCACAAGTGTGACACTGCAAAGGATAAATTTACAGCACGTTATTGGTCCTGCCGCAAGTGGTGATATGAATGGATAAAGCACGATATCTCAACCCTGAAAGAAATTACTCGGAAAAGCAATTAGCCTTTCTTGAGGCAATGGCGGGCGACGCTAAAGGAAGCATTGGCCAAGCAATTCGCATGGCTGGTTATGGCGACAGTGTTTCTGCACGAGACGTAGTTCCGTACCTGCAAGATGAATTGATTGCAATTGCCGAGCACATTCTTGCGTACAACGCACCGAAAGCTGCTTTTGGCATGGCAGGTGTATTGGACGATCCGACTGCACTCGGTGCAAAGAACTCGGTTGCGGCGGCTAAAGAAGTATTAGACCGTGTCGGCATCGTCAAAAAGGAAAAGCTGGAAGTGTCCAGCGAAGACGGTAACGGTATATTTATTTTACCGGCTAAACGTTCCGATGAGGACGAATGAGTCAGTACGACTACATTGAAGACGAGGCGTTACGGGGTATAGCTGAAGAGTTGTACCCCGAAATCGTTGTGCGGAGTCCCCGAGGCAAAGCCTATCGCCCGTACATCTACGACCGCATGCCCTACAAGGATAAAGATACAGGGCATGCTATATACAAACTTCGCCACGAAGACCTTAAAATTCTAGTTGAAACGATGCAATCCGTACGCAACGGTACAGCGTATCGTAAAGCAGCGGACTACATGACCACGCACGTGGGCGCACAGTGTTCCTACCAGAAGATATCCGAAGAATTTAAGCTTATTACTGAGCGTTTGCCTAAATGGAAAGAAATCCAGACCAAGGTAAACAACTTTGCCGGTGAAAAACACTTCACAAAAAATCAAACCAAAGCCGAAAAAGACAAAACATCTAAAAAACGCAGGCTTTCTCGTAAAATGCGGGAGATGGAGCTTGAGTTAAAGCGGATTACCGCAGAAGAAGCAGTTGAAAGCGGCAAGTTACCCGAAGAAGCTCTTGAGAACATTGATCAGTACGTCACTGACAAGGGTCATCTTAAGTCTCAAAAGCAAATTCAAGTTGTTAACGAAAATATTGAGGCGGAAAAGAAACAAAATGTTATTTTCAAGCCCAATGAGGGGCCACAAACAGACTTTTTGGCCGCACCAGAGCGTGAAGTATTGTATGGAGGTGCCGCAGGTGGCGGAAAGTCCTACGCATTGCTCGTAGATCCGCTCAGATACGTCTCTAACGCTAACTTTAATGGTATCCTACTACGTAGACGCTCAGACGAGCTTAGAGAGCTTGTGTGGAAGTCTCAGGAGCTATATCCGAAGGTGTTTAAGAGTGCTCGTTGGTCAGAACGCAAATCACAGTGGACTTTTCCGAGCGGAGCACGGCTGTGGTTCACATATTTGGACCGTGAGGACGATGTACTGCGCTATCAGGGGCAGGCGTTTACTTGGATTGGCTTTGACGAGCTAACACAGCACTCTACACCCTTTGCGTGGGACTACATGCGCTCACGATTGCGTACAACAGATCCTAACCTGCCGCTGTGCATGCGAGCAACCACTAACCCTGGAGGTCCGGGCCACGGTTGGGTCAAGCAGATGTTTATTGACCCTTCACCGGCAAATAGCCCGTTTGTACCCCGTGATTTAGAAACAAACGAAGAGTTACGCTTCCCGCCCAACCATTCACGGGCTGGAGAGCCACTTTTTTATCGACGGTTCATTCCAGCCACGTTAAAAGATAACCCGTACTTGTATGAAGACGGGATGTACGAAGCGAACCTGCTTTCGATGCCGGAACAACAGCGTCGCCAGTTACTAGAGGGTGATTGGACGATTGCGGACGGTGCAGCCTTCCCAGAATTCAGAATACCGATACACACGTGTGAGCCGTTTGATATACCAGCCAACTGGACAAAGTTTAGATCGTGTGACTTTGGTTACAGTTCGTTTTCAGCGGTGCATTGGTTTGCAATTGACCCAGCATTTGAGACGCTGTACGTCTACCGTGAGTTATATGTGTCTAAACACACCGCACGGGAGCTTGCTAAAAAAGTACTTGAGCTAGAGTCTGGCGAAGAAATACGGTATGGCGTGTTGGATAGCTCAACGTGGCACAGCCGTGGGCATACCGGCCCATCTATTGCCGAGGAGATGATTGCAGAAGGTTGTCGCTGGCGTCCATCCGACCGAACTGGTGGATCACGAGTCGCCGGTAAAAACAGATTGCACGAGTTGCTAAAAGTTGATGAGCAGATAGAACAGCCTAACATTGTATTTTTCAACAACTGCCGACAGATCATTGCAGACTTACAGGTCATCCCGACAGATCCTAAAGGAACTGACGATATAGACCCTCGGTACGCATCGGATCACGCATACGATTCAATACGATATGGAATCATGTCTCGCCCGAAGTCAAGAAGTGTATTTGACTTTGGTAACGACTTTAATAAAACAGCTTGGAGACCGGCGGACCCTGTCTTTGGGTATTAATAGGTGTATAAATGGCTATAGTAGATAAACCAGAATTTGACGACGATGAAGTAATGGCTCTTGAGGACTCCGATAGTGAGTTTGAGGATCAAGAGTACGCAGGCTTTGTTAACATTGTCCGTGATAAATTTCAACGGGCAAAAGATCGTCGTCTGTCAGATGAAGAACGCTGGTTGACCGCCTATAAAAACTATCGAGGCGTGTACGACGATACGACCCAGTTTACAGAAACTGAACGGTCACAGATCTTTATTAAGATTACTAAGACAAAAGTGTTGGCTGCATACAGTCAGGTAACTGATGTATTGTTTGCCGGTAACAAATTCCCAATTGGTGTTGAGCAAACCCCGATTCCAGAAGGAATTCAAGATTCGGTTCACGTTGATGCCGGTATCCCCGAACCGCTACAAGAAATTTACGACGAGTTAAATGTTGGGTATGCAGGCGACGGACGAGAAGTGCCTCCGGGTGCTGTCAGTGCAAGAGACCTTGGACCAATTGCAGACGACATTGCAGGTGCCGAAGAAAGTGTAAAGTCTGGTGAAGGCAACACTATGACATCGGCCATTTACGAGCCAGCAAAAGAAGCGGCTCGGCGGATGGAGCGAAAGATCCACGATCAGATCGCTGAGTCTGACGGAAATAAACACCTTCGATTTGTTGCATTTGAGCAGTGCTTGTTTGGCACGGGTATTGTTAAAGGTCCATTTGCAGAGGATGTCGAATACCCTCGCTGGGATTCCGACGGTGAGTACAATCCAATCTTAAAAACTCGCCCACGTCTAGAGGCTGTTTCAATCTGGAACTTCTATCCTGACTCTGACGCATACAACATGGGCGAGGCGGAGCACGTTATTTATCGTCACCGCATGTCTCGCTCTCAAATGCGGGAACTTAAAGATCGTC